GAACTCGACGTGGAACATTCAGGGTGGCATCAAACGTCGACCAGTGGCCGGGTGTTGCGTTGGGGCTACGACGTTGCGATTAGTGGACCGTCGTGACACGGTTCACACCACACCGTAGGTTCAACAGGCTGCACATCGACGGCGACGTACAGGTCACAGGCGACACACCACAACGCGGTGTTGTCGATTCGGCGCAGATCGTGGCCGACAGTNGCCCACAACGCTACAGTCTCAACTATCGGATATGTCACTAGGGCAACCATGGAACACTCCTTTGTCAGTGTCATGATTGTCACGCCGTATAGCAGGTGTCAAGGAACAAGGCGACTACCATCCCAACCATGACGACCCGTAACCACATGAAGGGATAAACCTCATGGAAGACGCCAGACGTTGCACAGCTAAGTCGAAACAGTCCGGTGAACGATGCAAAAACGCTTCACTGAGGGGCGCGAAGACTTGCCGTTTCCACGGTTCAGCTGCGCCACAGGTCAAGGCTGCGTCAGCTAGGAGACTGTTGGAAGAGTTGGTCGGCCCTGCCCTGTTTCAGCTTCGTAGCATCTTGGAAGATTTGGAGACTCCACCTGCTGTCAGGTTGAAGGCTGCTTGCGACATTTTGGACAGGATGGGATACCGTGCCCCGGCGCAAGTCGAAGTGTTGACTATCGGTTTGGTTGAGCGTGAGATTGCTAGGTTGGAAGCAGAGCTCGGTGTATGACCACCACCATCGACAGGTACCAATACCTGCACTCGCTGTTGGAAGTGTCCGAAGGCCGCCAGACACCAGACTTCGACCCGCTCCCACACCAGATAACACCACCCGGCGACTGGTTCTTCTGGCTACTCGAAGCAGGTAGAGGCGCAGGGAAGACCGCTACGGCATCGAAGTTCATCGCAGACCACTTGGACGGGCCTGCTTGTATCTCTGCTGACGTGCCGCACCGTGTCGCGTTGATAGCCCCGACATTGGGTGACGCTGTTGAGTCTGCGACGTTGACCGACATGGCGTTGATACGTCATAGTCCGGGTGCGAAGTTCACACAAGCCCGTGGCGGTTCGATGGTGACGTGGCCCAACAAGTCACAAGTCCGACTGTTCGGTACGAACACGATGAAAGACGTCGACCGTCTCCGTGCGGGCGGCAACAGGTCGCTTCCAGTTGGGACGATGATCGAAACCTCCGTAGGCCCGCGACGTATCGAAACGGTGCTACCCGGCGATCTCGTATACACCGCAGCAGGGTTACGTCCCGTCACCCGTACATGGGATCACGGGATGCGTCCCGTGTGGCAACTCATGACCGAATCGGGCAGAGTGTTGGCGTTGACTCCGGACCATCAGGTATGGACCCCTGACGGGTTTGTACGGTGCGACCAACTATCTGTGGGTGGTAACATTGCGGTATGGAATGGAACGGTTACCGCTGGAAGAAACTCAGTAATGGATACTGGGCACGCACCGTCAAACAGGACGGACGGTCCACGACCCTTCTACTCCACCGGGCGATCTGGACGAAGCATCACGGACCGATCCCCGACGGTCACCATATCCACCACATCGACGGGGTCAAGACAAACAACGCCATCGAGAACCTCACCGCCGTTGATCCTGCGGGACACCACCAACACCATGCCGACTTCTTCGACTCGCGGTGGCACGCGGCAGGTGGACGGACTGCAAGCAGGAATCCGATCCCCCTCAAGGACTGCGAGCAATGTGGCGACCCGTTCAAAGGTCACCGCGAAGCCCGGTTCTGTTCCAAAGCCTGCTGGGGTGCCTTCCAGACTGCTCGTGCCCCAACGACAGGAATGCGGGCATGCGTCGTGTGCAGCGCACTATTCGACCGTCCCTCCGGGTCCACCGCCGTCACTTGTTCCCGACCGTGTCGCGACGATCTCGCGTGGCAACGTCGCAAGGCCGGTGTGGGACCTGACAGTCGCTGGGGAGCACGCCTTCGTAGCTGACGGGGTGTACGTCGCAAACTGCGCGGTCTGGGCGGAAGAATTAGCGGCATGGCCCCACATTGAGGAAGGGTGGGCTGACATGATGTTCGGGTTGCGGTTGGGGCCGAATCCGCGCATCGTCGCAACCACCACCCCACGTCGCAGACCGCAGTATTTGAAGATCAAAGAATCTGCTGACGTTGTGTCTCACGCGACGACGATGGACAACCCGAACCTGAACGAGACCCAACGTGCCCGCCTCTACGAAATGTATGGTGACACCACGTTGGGTCAGCAAGAGTTGTATGGGCTTGTCGTGGATGATGTGGATGGTGCCTTGTGGGACACAGAGTTGATCGACCACCGACCCGACCTTATCTTCGACACTTCCCGTATGGTGGTAGGTGTCGACCCTCCAGGCGGCGTCACCGAGTGCGGCATCGTCACAGCAGGCCGTGTACCGGAGTGTCCGTGTGGCGGCGACAGGATGCCACATTTTGTGGTGGTGGATGACAGGTCGGGGAAGCTGTCACCGAACGGTTGGGCGACGAGGGTGGTGTCGGCGTATCACGACTTCAAGGCGGATCGTGTGTTGGGTGAGGCGAACTATGGCGGCGACATGGTCGAATCCACGATCCGGTCTGTCGACAGGAGTGTGTCGTATAGCAAGGTGACGGCGTCTCGGGGTAAGCGTGTCCGTGCCGAACCCGTCAAAGCCCTCTACGAACAGGGCAGGGTGCATCATACGCAGGTGTTTGACGCGTTGGAGACGGAGATGGTGTCATGGGTACCGGACGACTCGTCATGGTCGCCGAACAGGTTGGACGCGTTGGTGTGGGCACTAACAGATTTGGCTGGTATCTCGGAATGGAAGTTTGGATGAACAGTTCCGTGGGATGTAGACGCTATCGTCAAGTCTCATACCGCGCGTGGATTAGGGAGTGAGATGTGTTGAACCCGGTCAAAGCCTTCACCCTCGGATACACGATGAAAGCAGCAGGAGTCAACGACCTCCCCTTCCCGAAGATGGCAGGCGGATGGTTGACGAGTAGGGCAAAGGTCGACCCGCGTAAGGTCGGTGACGGGATGGGCAACTCTGCTGTCGTCGCTGTCACGACCGCATTGGGTTCAGCATATTTGGAGCCACCGATCGGAGAATATGTTCGGGTCGAAGGCGAATGGGTTCGGGTCGACGATTCGCCTGCTGCTGATCTGATCAACAACCCGAACCCTCACATCGAAACGGAGATGCTATGGACCTATGAGGTTGCAGCTATCGCTTCGTACGGGTCGGCGTTCTACCACATCGTACGCAACGGGTTGGGGGAGCCTGTGCAACTGTGGCCGTTGTATCCGGCGTTCATGTCGCCTCACACTCCGAAGGACGGGTCACAGTTCATGTCGCATTGGGAGTACAAGATTCCTGGCTCCTACGCCCCGGTGAAGATCCCTGTCACCGATGTNGTGCAACGCAGGTGGAAGATGGACCGCAACGATCACCGTAAAGGCGAAGCGCCACTCAAATCGATTTTGATGGAAGTGTTGCAAGACGACGAAGCATCGATGTTCTCCACATCGCTGCTGACAAATCTGGGGGTGCCGGGTGTGATCCTGTCACCGACAGACCCGTCCGATCCGGGGCCGTCCGATCCGGCTGCGGTGGCGCAAATGTTCAAGTCGAAGTTTGGTGGCACCAACAGGGGCGAGCCGTTCGTGTCTTCCAATTCGTTGAAGGTCGATATGGTTTCGTTCTCCCCTGAACAGATGGATTTGACCGCACTACGTCGGGTGCCGGAGGAACGGATCTCTGCCGTACTCGGCTGGCCCGCAATCCTCTCCAACTTGGGTGCCGGGTTGACGTCGACGTCGGGTACGGGTGAAGCAGGGACGTTGAGGGAGAACGCTACCGAGTCGACGTTGGTTCCGATGTGGCGGCTGGCAGGGAAGCAGTGGACACGCCAGTTGCTATACGACGACGCCTATGGCGGTGCCGACCCATCGAAACAGCTCAGGTTCGATTTGTCACAGGTCAGGTCGTTGCAGGGCGACGAGGACAAACTTGTCGCGAGGATGGACGTCGCGGTGAAAGGCGGATGGGCGACCGTCGCGGAAGGCAGACGGGCGATAGGGTTGGACGTCGAGCCGCAGCACGAAGTGTTCCTCCGCAACATCTCGACGATGGCGGTCGGTGTTGACGAGGATGCGACGTTAGACAATGTCGACAGCGTCTGACGCCCGCCAACAACTCGACCGCAACCTCGCACTCGCTGCGACACCGGCGGTGCTGAAGACGTTGAACGCTGAACAGAAACGTCTACTCGCCATCGCCACCGAAGACCCTGACGCGTGGGAGGCCGAAGCGCACGACGGGATATCGACCGGCGAGTGGATAGCTGTCATCGTCGCACTCTGGCTCTCACAAGGCATCAGAGATTTGTGGGTCGCGACCCAAGCCGACATCGGCACCGACCTTGCGTTGACTCCTGGAGCGCAGAAGACGATGACGCAGTACGCCACCACACACGGGCGTATCATCGCCGACACACAGAGGGAGACAATCAGCAAGGCGGTCGATCCGTTGCGTGGCGATCGGACGTTCCGTTCATCGATGCGCGGTACGGTGCGTGACTTGTACAGCGCCTCGGCAGATCGGGCCGGTCTGATTGCGACGACGGAGACGTTGCAGGCCGGTGAGACGGCGAGGTACGAGTCGGCGCGTGAGTCTGTGTTGCGGGCACGTACGTTGCAGGTGGTGAAGGTGTGGTTCACAGTCGGCGACTCTCGGGTGAGGAGAACGCATCAGGCGGTGAACGGCCAGACTCGTCCAGTGAAGGGGAAGGGCGACAGGTTTCGAGTAGGCGGCGCGAGGCTCAGATATCCGCGCGACCCCGGCGGCCCACCACAAGAGGTAATCAACTGTCGCTGCTTTCTCGAATTTCGGCGCACCCGATAACGCAACAATCCGCGGTTTGGGTGTTACGCTTCGCGCCATAGTCGCAGTCAGGAGTATCTGCCGTGACCATGCAACTCAAAGATATCAACCCGACCGAAGTCAAATTCGACGACGACGCCGGCACCGTCTCCGCGGTGTTCGCTACGTTGAATGTGGTCGACAAGGACGGCGACGTTACTCTCCCCGGCTTCTTCGGGGCGCAGGATGTCGCTATCGCGTGGGCACACGACCGCACCCAACTGGTCGGCAAAGGCTCCATTAGTGAGACTGGCGACAACGCTGTCCTCGAAGGCCGATTCTTCTTGGACACCATTGCGGGCAAAGAAGCGTATCTCACGACGAAAGCGATGGGCGACCTTCAGGAATGGTCGTACGGGTTCTACATTTCACAAGGTGGGCAGCGTAAAGGCACCCACCAAGACCAGACAGTCCGCTTCCTCCAACCGTTGGAAGACGGTTCGCCGGGTGCCAGGATCGCAGAAGTCTCCCCCGTCCTCGTGGGTGCGGGTGAAGGCACTAGGACCGCCTCCATAAAATCTCTACAGGGCCTCCGATTCGTGGATCAGGCCGAACAGGTAGCGCAAGCAGCCGAACTACTCATCGCCCGTGCGACTGAGATAGCAGAGTTGCGTGCCGAGAAAGGGAAAGAGTTGGGGGACGAAGCCGTGGCTCGCCTCATCAACGTCAAAACAAGGTTGGATTCGGTAGCACTCATGCTCCCCGAACTCATCCAAGAAGACGTGCCGGCTCCTGACCTTCAACTGTTACGAATGTCACATGACGCTTTGATGGCGTCTGTGACCCCATATCTATAAAGGATTCACGATGAAGAATGTAAAGACGATCCGTGACGAGATTCAAGCCGCGTCTGATGTTGTGTCGAAAGCGATCGCAGAGGCCGGACCTGACAGCGATTGGGACAAAGTCACCCTTGCGGGTGACGACATCAAGTCGACGCAGGACAAAGTCGACTATGTCATGAAAGCTTCCGCTGACGCCGGTCGACTCGCTGTCAGGTTGAAGGCTGCTCTCAGGTTGGAAGCAGCAGAGTCGGACAATGAGAACATCAAGACGATGCTCGCCATCATGGACCGGCCCGCCAACGAACTCGCCCATGTCGGTGAGGTGAAAGCTTCCGAGTCGAAGACGTTCGGTGAAGCGTTCATGGACGTCTGGACAGGTCAGAAAGACACCGAGATCGAAATCAAGTTCGATACGAAGACGCTGTTTGCGACGACTGCAGGTATCGCACCGTTTTCGACGCCACGCCCCGGCTTCATCACGTCGGCGCAGGCACAGTTGAACATCCTCGACTTTGTACGTGTCGTGCCGACAGATCAGGCTGCGATCACGTATTACGCCGAGACGACGTACACAAACAATGCGGCGGAAGTAGCGGAGGGCGGCCTGTATCCAGAGTCAGCGTTCGAGTTGACACTCCAAACGTCGACGGCACGCAAGGTTGCACACTTCGTCCCTGTCACTGATGAACAGCTCGAAGACGTCGACTATGCAATGGCATACATTGATGGCCGTCTGCGTGACGGTGTACGTCGCCGCTTGAACAGCCAGATTCTGGTCGGGGACGGTACGGCACCGAACCTGTCCGGCATCCTCGATAGGTCTGGTATCCAGACTCAAGCGTTGGGTGCCGATCCGGTACCGGATGCCGTGTTCAAAGCGATCACGAAGGTGCGTGTCACAGGCGACGCGGAACCTGACGCGGTCGTGTTGAACGCAAACGACTGGCAAGGTATCCGTCTGTTGCGTACAACGGACGGCATCTACATTTGGGGTAACCCGTCAGATTCGGGTGCAGCAACGATTTGGGGTAAGCCGGTCGTGTTGGATCAGGGTTTGACAGAGAACACCGGTCTGGTTGGCGACTTCGGTGACTATGCGGAACTTGCGGTGAAGCGTGACCTGAATGTGAAGGTGTCCGATTCGCATGCGGACTACTTCATCTACGGCAAGCAAGCGATCCGTGCCGATATCCGTGCCGCGTTGCAGGTGTACCGTGAGGCAGCGTTCTGCCAGATAACAGGAATTTAGACCCGAGGAAGTCGGGGTGCCCCTAACCCAGTAGGGGCACCCTCTGAGCCGGGAGGCAACATTATGGGAATCATTGCTGGAGGGTCCGTCATTGCAGGCGGGAACCCGATCAAAGGTGCAGGCACACACAGGCCATTGACGTGGAACGGGGCACCGACGGACGGTGTCGACGGTGTCGCGTCGCAAGGGACGTTGACTATTGCGGAGCCTGTCACGGACGGCGACNCGNTCACGATCGACACACAGGTGTACAACCTGCTCACCACACCACTCGCCGCATACGATGTCGCTATCGGCGCGAACGAGGCTGCAACGAAAGTCAACATCGTTGCTGCGATCAACGCATCAGGGACACCAGGCACCGAATACTTTGCGGGGACGTTGATTCATCCGACCGTTTCGGCTGCGACGTTCTCAGNGGACACGTGTGTGCTCACAGCCAAGACGACCGGTGTCGCCGGTGACCTGATAGCGACGACGGAGACGTTCACCCACATAAGCAACGTGTTCAACGCCGCAACGTTGGGTACAACTACTGCTGGTGTCGACGATGTCGACGGGGCATACGAAACCATTATTGCTCAGGGCGCGTTCGTGCAGAACGTCGCTAACGACCAACTGTATGAGATGACTGGTACGACTGCGAAACCTGCGTACACGAGGATCGACACGGTATGACGAGAGGCCCTGTAACGGACGTAGACCTGTACCTCGACGCCGACGGGAACGTGATACCGCTCGGGCCGGATGCGGCGTTCCTGTTGGTTAGGGCAGGCAAGGCGATACCTGACGGCTACGTTCAACCTCAAGTAGAGGTTGAGGTCGTCAAGCAGGTCAAGAAACCGGCGAACAAGGCCCGCAAGAAGCCAGCGAACAAGTGAAACAGCGGCCGTGGTGTAGGCTGACACTAGACCGATCTGGAGTCGATACATGCTTGCCACACTCACCCAGCTAGAGAAGCATCTACAAACCGACCTTGGTGCGGACACTGACGGTTATGTTGCGGAATATTTGGCGCAGGCTCAGGCAGCGTGCGAGTCGTATTGTCGGCAACCTTTGGAATGGGCAGCATCGATTGTTGACACGTTTGAGGATGCAGGGACATGGCATCAGCTCTCCCAGTTCCCTGTCACCGGCGTCACATCGATTGTGGAGGACACCTACACGTTGACTGTCACCGACGAATACTTGTGGTACAGCGACGGCCGCCTACGCCGTGTAGCAGGTTCGGTCGATTGGCGGTGGACAACGAACCCGAACGGTGTCGTCGTCACATTCGACGCCGGCTATGGGACGGGTGCACCCGTCGAAACCATCCCACCAGACCTGTCACTCGCGATCGTCACCTACGCCGCCGCCTTGTTCAGGCATGGCGCTGCGTACGCGGCAGACGGTGCCAAGCCCATCAAGTCAATCACGTTGGAAGGGTCGGACACGATCCAATACGCAGTCGCTTCCGAGCCGCTCACCGAACAGCCGCTCTTGGGTCAACGCTCCAAACAACTACTCGGCCCCTACATGCGGAGGATCATGTGACCATCGTCATCGTCGTCATCGTCACGGTTGCTGTGTTCTTCGCAGTCAGGTTTGTCGGGAACCTTTGGGCGCTCGGTGCGGACGCGTTAGATCATGACTCTCCCCAGTAGCGCCGTCGCCACCTTCCGCACCCACTGGGCTGCGAGGTTCGTTGACACTGTCACCGTCACACGCACCACAGGGCGCGGTGTAATCAACGAGACGACCGGCGCATACGACAACCCGACCGTCACGACCCTGTACACCGGGTCGGCTCTGATACGTCCTGTGTCGGACGAGAAGACTTCGGACTATGGCGGCGAGCAAGTCACCACGATGCTGATCGACGTGTTCGTACCACACGACACAGACGGGCTGCTAGTCGACGATGTTGTGACTGTCGACGCTTCGGTGTATGACGACGATTTGACTGGCACTGTCGGGCGGGTCGTTGGGGTGGACAGGGACACGTACCATACCCGTCAACGCATCCGCTGC